GGCCGCTACCGCAAGGGGGATGCCCGTGACCCGAAGGGGATCAACGGCAACAAGAAGATCATCGACAATTCGCCGAAGCTTGCCCACCGCGTGGCGCAATCGGGCATGCAGGCGGGGCTGACGTCTCCCACGCGGCCCTGGATGCGCTACAGTATAACCGACAAGGATCTGCGCGAGTTCGGGCCGGTCAAAGATTATCTCTATGAGGCGACACGCCGGGCGCGTGAACGGCTGGCCGTCTCGAATATATATAATTGTCTTCATTCCGGTTATGGCGACGAGCTTCTGTTCGGGCAGTTCTGCCTGATCCTGACGCGCGCCGGGCGGCGCCTGCACGGCATCTTGCCGCCTGTCGGGCAATATTGGCTGGCGCAGAGCCAGTATGGCATGCGGGTCGATACCTGTTATCGCCGCGTGTGGATGACGGTGGAGCAGATTGTCGGGCGCTGGGTGGCAAAGCCCAACTCCCGCGATATGGACTGGTCGAACGTGTCCTCCACCATCAAGAATCTGTGGGACCGGGGCAATTACGACGAGGTTATCGAGGTGTTCAACGCCATCGAGCCAAGGTCTGCCCGTGATGCAAGCCGCCCGACCAGAGCGAACAAGCCTTTCATGTCCAACTATTGGGAAGCGGGTCAGGATCGCGACAAGATGCTGGAGGTGAGCGGTTTCGACCGCAATCCGCTGATTGCGCCGCGTTGGGATGTGGTGGGCGAAGATGTCTATGCCGCCACTTGTCCCGGTATGGATGCGCTGCCGGATGTGAAGATGCTGCAGACCGAACAGCGCTGGAAGGGCATGGGTATCGAGCACCAGGTGCGCCCACCACTGGTGGCGCCGACCTCGCTTCGCAACAAGCGCAATTCCTCGCTGCCCGGCACCGTGACTTTCGTGGACGAGCAGAGTGTCGGCACCGCCGCCTATCGCCGCGCCTTCGAGGTGAATGTGCCGCTCGGCGATCTGGCCGCCGATATCGATGAGGCGAAGCGTCGGGTGGACCGGGCCTTTTATGCCGATCTCTTCATGGCGATCAGCACCATGGAGGGCGTACAGCCGCGCAACCAGTTCGAGCTGACGCAGCGCAAGGAAGAGCAGCTTCAGCAGCTGGGACCGACGGTGGAGCGACAGCATCACGAACTTATCCAGCCCTTGGCGGACTGGGTGTTTTACCAGCTGGACGATGACGACGAGTTGCCGGAGGCGCCGCAGGATCTGCAGGGCGAGGAGCTGAATGTCGACAATATCTCGACGCTCTACCAGGCGCAGCTTGCGGTTTCGACCGGCTCTATCGAGCGGATGGTGAGTTTTGTCGGCAATCTTGCCGGTGCGCGACCTGACGCGGTGGACAAGCTCGATGTCGACCAGGCGATCGACGAATATGGCGATGCGATCGGTGTGGTGTCCACCATCGTGCGCTCCGACGACAAGGTGAAGGCAATCCGCGACGAGCGGGTGCAACAGCAACAGGCGGCGCAGGCGACGGAAGCCGCAGCCAAGCTGGCGCCTGCACTGAAGGATGGTGCGCAGGCGGCACAGGCGCTTTCCGCCACCGACGATAATGGCGGGCCGGTGGAACTGCTGCGCAAGCTTGGAATTGCCGGATGACAGCCAAAACAGTGCAGGAACAGGCGCTCGATCTCGCAACCGAGTTCGTGCTGGCGGAGTCGCGTGCGCGCGAATTTCTCTGGTGGGTGCTTTGCCAGTGCAACGTCTATGGCGCGCCGCATGTGGTGAATGGCGAGACCGGCATTCACATCGGCCGGCGCATCATCGGCGTCACCATCATCGACCAGCTGAACCAGATCAAACCCACCGCCTATGCCGAGATGATGATCGAGGCACACAGACGCGCGGAAAAGCGCAAGAGGGAAGAGCATGCTGAGACAGTGGATGAATAGCGCCACCTTTGCGCCGGAAGGCCATACCGATTGGGGCGCTGCCCCGGATCATGGCGGCAATGCCAACGCCAATGACGATGCGCCGCTTCTGAACGGGGCGGCTGAGCCGCTTGTCGCCGGCCAGAATGGGGCCGGGCGAGAGGGCGGCGAAGGGGAGGGTGGCAACCTGTCTCCCGAACCGGGCGATGCCGCCGATCTGGTGCCTGAAAATGGTCAATACGACATCAAGCTCGATGGCGGTATTGAACTCGACCGGGCGCTCTTGGACCGCGCCTCTCCGGTGATGAAGGAGCTTGGCCTGACGAATGGCCAGGCGAGCCGTCTGGCCGGCGTGATCGCCGAGCAGCGCAAGCTTGAATATGACGCGCTGAGCGAGCGCCACCAGAAGATTACCTCCGACTGGCAGCAGGAAATTCGCGCCGACCGGGACTTTGGCGGCGACAATCTTTCGACCAGCCTCAACAACGCAAACCGCGTGATCGCGACGTTCGGAGACGATGCTCTCCGCCGCGATCTCGTCGAAATCGGGATTGGCAACCATCCCGGACTTTTCCGGCTATTGGCCCGTGTCGGCAACGCTCTCAGTGATGACAAGCCCGCATCGTCGGAAACCGCAGCAGCCCCTCCGACCTCGCCCGAACAGGCGATGTATGGAGCGACAACATCAACGACACGAGGTTAACACATGGCCACTATCGGCAATATGTATCCCACCCTTTCCGACCTGAAGAAGCAGGGCTGGGGCGACGACATTTCCACCATCATCGACATGCTGGTGCAGTTCAACGCGATGTATGAAGACGCGCCGATCTTCGAATGCAACATGGGCTCGTCGCATCTGACGACGGTGCGCACCGGCCTTCCCGTTCCCACCTGGCGCAAGCTCTACAAGGGCGTTCTGCCGACCAAGGGCACGACGGCGCAGGTGAAGGACGCGACCGGCATGCTGGAAGACTGGTCCGAGGTCGACGCCAAGCTGGTCGAAATCGCCAAGAATCCGGCGCGTTTCCGGCTCAATGAAGCCAAGGCCCATATTGCGGGCATGGCGAACATGCTGGGCTCCACCGTCTATTACGGCGATATCGACGTGAACCCGGAGCGCTTTACCGGCCTGCATGCACGCTTCAATTCCAAATCCGCCGCCAATGGCCGCCAGATCGTCGATGCCGGCGGCACGGGCTCGGACAACACCTCCATCTGGTTCGTCACCTGGGGTGAGGATTCCGTGCACCTGCTTTATCCCGAGGGATCGAAGGCCGGTCTGCAGCGCGAGGACAAGGGCAAGACCACCAAGGAACTGCCCGACGGCTCTCTCTACGATGTGTACCGCGAGAAGTTCCAGCAGGATATCGGCCTTTCGGTGCGCGACTGGCGCGGTGTGGCACGTATTGCCAATATCGATATTTCCGATCTGCGCGCCAACCCGACGGCCGGCGGTGCCGATCTCATCAACCTGATGATCGACGGCTATTACGCGCTGCAGAACCCGAACCAGCCGAACGGCAAGACGGTGATCTATGCCAGCAAGACGGTGCAGACCTTCCTGCACAAGCAGGCAATGAACCGCACCAATGTGAACCTGACGCTCGACCAGAGCCAGGGCAAGCCGATCGTCTCCTTCCTTGGGCATCCGATCCGCCGCGACGACAATATTCTTGAAACAGAAGGGCAGATCGTCTGAGGACGGTCTGGAACAGGTGACACTCCATGATTTTTGACGCACAGAATCTCTTCTCGGATGCGCAGGCGATCACTGCCTCGACCGTATCCACCAATGTCATCGACTTCGGCGCAACGGGCAAACCCGTGGGTGCAGCTTCCGCGATCCGCAAGGATCTTGGCCGCGGCAAGAAGGTCGATCTTCGCCTGCAGATGGTGGAGACGGCGCTTGCCGCCGGTGCGGCGACGCTGACCGTCGATCTGCAGACCGACGACAATGAGGCCTTCTCCTCGCCGCGCGTGGCGTGGACCTCCGGCGCGATCCCCAAGGCCTCGCTCGTGGCCGGCTATGTGTTTCCGCTGGAGTTCTTTCCGCGCGGTGCCGACGAGCGCTTTGCCCGTCTTGCCTATACGGTCGCCACCGGTCCGCTGACGGCGGGCAGGATCACCGCCGGTGTGGTGGCCGCCTCGGAGGACAATAATTATGACTAAGACCGTGATGGCGACCCGCGCCGGTGTCTACGGGCATTTTCGCGAAGAGGGCGAGGTTTTCGAGATTGCGACCGAGAACCATTTCTCCGCCTTCTGGATGACCGAAATTTCGCCGGAAGAAGCGCTGGCGCGTCAGGCGGTGGCGCGCAAACGGGCGGAAGCACAGCGACTTGGGACCGAGGCGTCCCGTGTCGAGAATGTCGAGATCGAGGCTCTGCGGGCCGAGATTGCCGAAAAGAATGCCGAGATCGAGCGGCTGATGCGCAATGCGCCGGTTGCTGCTGCCGAGAAGACCGCGGCGGATGTGGTGAAGATGGCGAGCGATCCGGGCGTCGAGTTCATGACCTTCAAGGCAGCGGCGCGCAAGCTTCTCGGCGAGGCGACGCCTTCGACCAAGGCGGAGATTATCGCCGCACTTGAGGACAAGGTGAGTCAGGGGTGATCCCTGTCGATCAAACCTATGACGCTGAACCCGGCTCAATCCAGAGCCGGGTTTTCTATTTTGGAGAAGCGAATGTCATCCGTTACCAGCATCTGCAACATTGCGCTGTCCAACATCGGCAAGAAGACCATTTCCGACATAGACGAGCCCTCGACCGAGGCGCGCACCTGCAAGCTTCACTATGCGCTGACGCGCGACCGGTTGCTGCAATCCTATGAATGGGAATTTGCCAAGACCATGGTCGATCTGGCGGAGGTGGCCAATCCGCGCCCTGAGCGCTGGCGCCATGCCTATGCGCGGCCGCAGAATTGTCTGAAGCCGCTGCGCATCGTGCTGGCCGTGCTTTTGCCAGGCGATGCAGACGATGTGGCCTATCATGCGACCGAAGGGCTGATCTTTTGCGATCAGTCTCCGGCGAAGCTGGAATTCGTGCGGCAGTTAGACGATCCGGCGCGTTATCCGCCGCTGTTTGAAGAGGCGTTGAGCTGGGCGCTGTCTGCCAAGATCGCCATTCCGCTGACATCCGACCAGTCCACCCGCAAGGATGCCTACCAGATTGCGGCCTCGTCTTTCGAGGCGGCGAAGGAGGCGGATGCGGATGAGAATCGATCGAGCTGGACCGACAGTTCCATGCTGATGACGGCACGAGGTTGAGACGATGGCGATTTTGCGCGTGATGCAGCCGGCCTTTACCGCCGGCGAGTTGAGCCCGGCGCTGTGGGCGCGGGTCGATGTGGATAAATATCGGTCCGGTCTCAAGGTGGCGAAGAACATTTTCATTCACCCACATGGCGGTGCGTCCAACCGCAGCGGTCTTGAATTTATCGGCCGGACGCGGGGTTCGGGCTTTGCCATTCTGCTCCCCTTCATCTTCGATGCGGAGACGGACCAGACCTATAATCTGGAGTTCTCCCACCTGAAGATGCGCGTCTATCGCGCCGGGAGCCCGGTGCTGGAGACGGCAAAGGCGATCACCGGTATTTCCATTGCCGCAAATGGCGTGGTGACGTCCGCAGCGCATGGCTTTGCGAATGGCGATGAGGTGTTCCTGTCCGGCGTTGCCGGCATGAGTGCGCTGAACAATCGCAATTTCATTATCCGCAATGTGACGGCCAATACGTATCAGCTGGAGGATTTGCTGGGTGTGGCTCTCTCCACGCTTGGCATGCCGGCCTATGCGGGTGGCGGGACGGCGCGGCGCGTCTACGAGATTGCCTCGCCCTATACGGCGGACGAGTTGCGGCGCGTGGTCTTTGCCCAGGA